CATCGCCGGTCTTACTGCTGCGCTTAATCCACGCGCTGATGTTGAGGTCGATATTGTTAAGAACGGCAGAACCGCGATAATCGGGGGCTTTTTCGTTGCCGCGCTTATCGTTCTTGAACAAAACGCCACGGTTGTTGTTGTCGTATTCCTTATTCACAGGGTCACCTTTTCCAGTTTGTTGAGTTTGTCGTCCAACTCTTGCAAGAAGATGGTCACTTCCTGCTCAAGCATCTTGATGTAGTCGTCATCACGCGGGACGCGCACGACTAACAGTTGCAACCGCTCTGGAAGACGCGGGTCGAAGGATGCGAAATCGCACCACGGTCTGCCCGTGCAAGCCATCTGCCATTGCATCTGCGTGAAGTATTTAAGGGGGGGAAGTTCTGCCAACACATACTCAAGGTGAGTAGCGGTGTTAGGGCATTTGACCTCAATCAAACCTTCCTCGGCAAAACCGTCTGGGGAGGCACCAGACATCGCAACAGTCGGATGGTCTATAAAGCCGACATCCTCAACCAGTATCCCGGTCTTTGCGGCGTAGGCTGCTTTGGCGTTCGGCTCCTGCTCCGTCCCCCATTCCATCGCGGCGTTGGTGAACGAGGATGCCTTCTGGCCTGTCAGCCGCTCAACCACAAGGTCAGCCATATAGTTAGCGCGACTTGCGCCATAGCCGGTCTTGGTCTTGGCAATGACATCCGCAACGCGGGAGGCTGTGACCTTGCCAAGCCGTGCCGCAAACCAATCGTCAGTTCTCTGTTCCATTAGGCTAGTTCCTTCTTGCGTGCGCTAAACGCATCCATGTGCGCTGCGCGGATGGCGGGGTCAAGTGATTTGAACAAGGTAACAAGCGCAGCCGCGTCAGTCACAGACGCAATCTGCGCCAACACCTCGGGGTTAGGCTCGACCTTTTCAGACTCTGGCAAATCCTCGCCTGCGTAAATGTAAAGCCCAAGCCCGTGCATGGCGATGGCTTTAGCAAGACAACGCATCGTTGCGGTGTTCACGGCAAACGCATCGGGGTCAACGATTGCTCTGTTTCTGTTATCCATGACCGGCAAGATGCAGGTCTTGATGTCGCCCTTGATTTCAACGCTGACCTTGACCATCGCGGTGCCGTTTCGCAGGTACATCACAGGGCTATCGTTCCACTCATGCGCCGTCCATTGTGCGCCGGGGTCAACCTTCAGCACCTCGGCCCACGCCCACGCCCAACTCAAGTAAGACAGGTTGCCTTTCTTTTCAACATGGTCGTTGACATTGATTTTTAGAAGGTCTGACATTTGCTCTCCTCAATCATTTGTTTAAGTTCGCGCCGCAGTTCGTTGTGGCGGTCGATATCGGCTTGCGTCCAAGTAAGGATGACCGGCTCGGTGTAGTACCGATGTTCCTCGCACTCGCGTTGCTGTTGCCAGTCGTCCATCAGAAAGTCCTCACAGCAAGCCACGCGAGGGCGGCAAAAATGGTAAACGAGAACAGGTACAGGCCAGCGGTTTTCATTCGGTCACCTTGATGAGCAGGTGTGCCAGCGATTGTTCGATGGTGGCGTATTCCTCGGCGCACAACGCCAGCCGCCAAAACATATATGCGTCAACCGTGTCGTCTGCAATGTCTTGCACCAGCGCACAGTCGGCAGGGCTGCGGGTCTGAACCATCCGCGCCCATGCGGCACGAAGGGTCTTGTCGGTGATGCGGCTCTCAAGAGCGGCAAGTTCTTCCCAGATGTTCATCAGTAATCCTCCCCGTAGCCGTCGAGATATCGGTTAAGTTTGGTGTTGGTGGATTCCTTGTAGGATTGCTCCGCTTTCTTGAGCAGCCTTGGCACAGCATCAACATCGATGGAAACCGGGGTGGGAAGTTCTACATATTCTTCGGAGGTGTAGATGCCGGTGATGTACAGTCCTGCAACCTCCCGGTCTTCAATGAGGATGCCAACATCGCAGGTCATGCCGATGACCTCTTGTTCTTCCATTACTGACCATAAATCGCGGTGCGTTAGCATTTCTGTTGCTCCTATCTGTGGTAGCCAGTCGTTAGTGACTGTGGGGATAGGTTAACACAGGTTACGGGTATGTCAACACCCCCTTGTGTTTTTTTTCACAGGCGTTAACTTTCACGGCATGGACATTCAAGCCGCCCTCGCAGTCGCAGGTAGCAAAGCCGCCCTAGCGCGTAAACTTGGAGTTAGCCGTCCGGCTGTAAGCAGGTGGGTCAAGGCAGGTCGATTGCCTCCCATGCGGGTCTGGCAATGGAAGGCTCTACAAGCCCCGACCCCGACGATTGCAGCCGATTCTACGCCTACCCCCGGCTAACCCCTTCACCGGCTGTAAAGCCGCCAGAATCTCGCTGGTGCGGGTTCCTGTGCGATTGGACGCTACAGGACTTCCTTGGACGACTGCCCTTAAACGACAAACCCTCCGTGAAGGAGGGCTTGACGCGGGCGGGGGGATGCCCTAACCTCAAATTGCATGGCGAGGTACGGAGAGATTAACCCCGGGGGATGGGGTTGTCAATTAACCGACCTCCCGCTCGGGAACTCTGGTCGGGAAAACTACGCGCAGAGAACCTTAAACCTACACCGGGGCAGCCAGCCTGTAGGCACGCGGCGTTAGTCGGGAAGCGTGAATGGCACTTGAGGGGACGAACCTTGAGCAAAAGTAGCCGACAGCGGATGGCTCCGTCAGTCATCTTCCGCACGACTCGCTTTAGGCGTATTCCGTCTAAACCGTGCGGATTCACCATCAGTCATCAGGGTCTAGACCCTCCTTCTAGACCATCTTTAGCATCAATCAGTCTTGAATCTAAAAGCCTGAACTAAAGTTGTTGCATTAACCTCCGTGAACAGTTACGCTTGTCCTGTCTAACCACAGAGAGGTTTTTATGCACGAACTAGACCAAGCCGCATGGGAACGATGGGTTGCCTATAGGGTCGCCATCCGCAAGCCCATCAAGACTGCCAGCGAACACGCGATGAAATTGAAGTTGTCGCGGTATGGCGCTGACCAAGATGCTGTGGTTAACCAAAGCATCAGCAATCAATGGCAGGGTTTGTTTGAACTTAAGGACAAGAAGAAGCCCGACCGCCCCCAAAAGTCACCGGAGCAGAAGGCACAGGACGATGCGATGTTCATTGCCGCGCAAGACCGTGCCAGTAGAGGCTGGGACAAGCAGGAACCGACCCCGATAAACCGATTGAAACTCTGCGATGCGCTTTGGGCGAGGTATACCGTCGAGGAGGGCGCAGACACAGCCGAGCGCATGGAATGGCTGCGCGGTGTCGTTGCGATGCACCTGCGCGATGCGCCTGCCGGGGAGGTATTAAGTAACCCGCACCTCAAGACGATGGTGTTTTGCCTCTTTGGCCCCCGTGGTATTTCACGGCTCAAAGAGCGGCAGGAGGTGCCGCGATGAAGGAGGACAAGACATGACACGCGAGGACATTATCCGCATGGCGCGGCAAGCCGAGGACTACGCCGATACCATCTACGAAAAAGGCGAGTATCACCCCGGATGGTTAGAAGTCCGTGATACCCACTTCGCCAAACTTGTCGCAGCAGCCGAGCGGGAGGCGTGTGCGGAGATTGCAGACAGCCAGATAAAAAACACCGCCATCTTGACTGTTTATCCCGGCAAATCTGCCGCAGCATGGGACATTGCGAACGCCATCCGTGCGAGGGGGAGCAAATGACACGCGAGGACATTTTGCCTTGCCCGATGTGCGGCTCATCTGCCCGTTTAGACGCCACTGGCACTATTGAGTGCTACGGCAAAGACTGGCAGACACTTTCCATAGAATGCACTAAAGACAAAGATGAGCATTGTGGAATGGAACTATCTCTGAATGCCGATTTCTGGAACCTGCTTAACGCACAAGACCAATTGATTAAATGTTGGAATGGAGTGGGTAGAAAATGACACGCAAGGAAGCCATCAAATTGGCGCGGGAGGCCGGACTGCATCCCTACTACGACGCGCAGAGCCTTGCCATTGAACGCTTCGCCGCCCTTGTCGCAGCAGCCGAGCGGGAGGCGTGTGCGAAGATTGTTTACGGGCTGTGTGTCAGCGATAACAACGCGCAGGAAATCGCTAACGCTATCCGTGCGAGGGGGAGCAAATGACCCGCACCTGTAAGCAATGCGGTCAGAAGTTCTTCGGCGCGTCGAGCATTCTCCAGCATCGCAGCGGTGCGTGCGGTAGCGAGGAACTGCTGAAGTCTCGCGGCTGGGTTAAGACCAAGGCGGGTTGGGTATCACCACAACGCGCAGCGCACGACAAACGCCGTGGAGTTTGAGCGGCTGATGAAAAACCGGGATGCGCCGCATATTGATTACGGCGCATTCCTCGGGTTGCTGCCGAACAACCCAAAAGCCTGCCCGTGCAACATCGACGGCATTATCGAACGCAAGGGAAAGTTCCTCGTACTAGAATGGAAGCGCGAGGGTGAGGGGATGTCCGAAGGGCTGCGCCGCACTTTACAGGCACTTGCAGGGACTACGGGTTTTCAAGTTTGGGTGGTGCGCGGCGACACGGACAACGGGCTACGCATCGGACGGTTTTACTCGGTGCCACCTTTCGGCAAACCAAGGTTGTTAGGCGAAGGCGTGGATGAGTTCATTGCGGTGTACCGGCTATGGTACGAGTACGCCGACGGGTCTTTCTGATGCGCTACGCCGCACGCCGTGATGCCAACGATGCCGCCATCACCGCAGCCGTAAAAGCGGCGGGGTTTACGGTGTACGATTTGGGGCAGGCAGGGCAGGGAGTCCCCGATAAATTAATCACGGCCCCCGGCTTCGCGGCGTTCCTCGAAATCAAGACCCCGACGGGCAAAATGCGGAAAGGGCAGGAACGCTTCCAGATGGCGTTTGAGCCGCTTGGGATGTGGTACCTAGCCCGTGACCCTGCCGAGACGGTTGCGTGGCTTCAGGCGCGGCTGACGACGACCCAGAAGCCTTGACCCATTAACTGATGGTGTTGGAGGTGGTGGATGTGGAACCGCTCACAGAGGCGGGGAAGCCACCACCGCGCAGGCTCTTGGATAAGGTGGGCGTTCCTGCCGTCCGATAACACCTTGCCAGCCGCCCCCGTGTGGACGCTGAAGAAACCCAACCGGGGCATGATACGGGCAAGGTCATCCAGCACAGCGTCGAGCCGGTCAGGTTCGATGTGTTCCAGCACATCAATGCAGCAAACCATATCGGCTTCCTGCGGGTCGCCGTACTCTGGAAAGGCTGGGTCATAGGGTCGGTAATCAATCGAGATACCCGCAGGCTCAAGGGCGCGTTGCAGGTTCTTCTTGCCAGCACCGTAGTCGGACAACGACTTGATGCCGTTATCCACGATTAACTTTGCAACGATGGGCGCAAAGGCGATGGAAGCCACGCCATAGTTGGGATTGGTGTGCAGTTCAACCTGCTGGGCGCGGTACTCGTCGGAGATAGTAGTCATGCTTGCATCCTTCCCTGTAGGGGTCTAGCATTATCCTAACCCAAAGTGGGGGAAATTCCATGCCGAACACTCGTAAAGACAAATTGGCGCTTGCGTTCAATGCGCTGAATGACGCCAAAGAGGACATGACTGAAGATGAGGTGCGCGAAATGCTAAATCGCCGCCTTCAGTCTGCCGTTCCCGCTAAAAAGCGCATCATGCCGACGATGGTCGAAGTTGAAAAGGTTGACCCAAAAATCGAAGAAGAAGGCGAAAACAAGGTGGTTCCGTTGCCGTATTA